AGCAGGGGGAGGAATACTTGGAGGAATGCTATGCGGTCACAGAACCGTCTGCGCCGTCGAAATCGAGAAATACCCTAGAGAAGTCTTGTTGCAACGGCAGCGAGACGGAATCTTGCCAGAGTTTCCAATCTGGGACGATGTTAGAACCTTTGACGGAAAACCATGGCGCGGAAAAGTCGATGTTGTCTGCGGAGGATTCCCATGCCAAGATATATCAGTCGCAGGAAAAGGAGCAGGGATTGGTGGAGAAAAAAGCAGTATGTGGAAACACATGGCGAGAATCATCGGTGAAATACGACCTAGCTACGCATTCGTGGAAAACTCACCAATGCTTATTCGCAGAGGACTTGGAGTTGTCCTTGCTGATCTTGCCGAAATGGGGTATGATGCGGAATGGGGCATTATGGGAGCGCACCATGTTTCCGCACCTCACAAGCGGGATAGGATTTGGATTCTTGCTGCCGACTCCAACCTGCGCGGATGCGACGATGGGAACAGTTCTGAACGACAAGACAAAGCTAATTACGCTGAAGTCTGGAATAATCAGGAAGATAACCAACAAGGGAGGAATATCGGGGAGCTTGGGATTAGCCAGGACAATAGCAATGTTCCCAACTCCATCAGCGAACGAGGATGCGGCGGGAACTCCAAATGGCAAGATGCAAAAGATGCTTGGGAACTCGCCACTAATTCGCGGGACAACACCAGAAGAGTGGAGTGGTGGGACACTGAACCCGACATGGGTTGAATGGTTGATGGGTTGGCCTTTATTTTGGACATCCCTTGACATCAACGTAAAACCTTACTATAATTCTTGGCATGAAGCAAAACAGTGGTCACAAACAGGCGCAAAGAAAATTCAAAGTGGAATCATGCGAAATGTGTGGTGGGAAATTGACCCTTCAGAGACATCACAAGGACGGAAATCCAACAAACAACGAGGAAATCAATGTAATGATAGTTTGCCAACCGTGCCATGTGAAGATTCATTGCTTGATTGGGAATTGGGGGATGGGAAACGTGAAGCAAACACCCTGCAAGATTTGCGGGGAGATATTCAAACCCAAAAGAACTCGCAGATCAACATTATGTGGCAAGCTGGATTGCCTGAAGGAAAATGGGAGACAATCAGCAGAATTGCGGTGGGGGTAAAAAACCGAGTTGACAGACTTAAAGCCATTGGGAATGGACAAGTTCCAGCAGTGGCTGCACTCGCATGGAAAATTTTAACCAACACAGAACAAAATGAAAATAAATGAAAATAATTCTTGCAATAGCGAAACGTTTGGCTATGATGAGCGCGTCACCGAGAGTATAAGCATTATGAATAAAGTAGAAAAAATAGCGGAAAAAATTGGCGCAGAAATTACAAGGGTTCCTACCGATGATGGATGGCAGATTGAAGTATCAGCACCAGAGGGATTTGGATGGGGCGGAGTTGGCACGCTGATAGCACATTATGGGGGAACTTGGGGAAATATTCAACAAGCATGGGAAGATTTGCAAGAAAGAATGATGATGCAATTAAGTCCTAAACATTAACAATTATGAAACAACTAACAGCCAGCGAAATGGGCAAAATCGGAGGGTCGCGGAAGTCGGCGGCTAAAACAAAGGCGGCGAGGGAGAACGCGAAGAAGCCGAGGAGTAAAAAGAACACCCAAGCACAGGCACGCCCAGCGTTGCCTGATGCGGAATGTTCGGAACAACCAACCAACCGAACCATGAACATGGAACATTTACTAGCAGCCACCAACAAAGTGGTTGAACTTAATAACCAACTAACCGCCGTCACCGAGCAGCGGGACAGGCTGACGGAAATCAATAATAGAGTCATTGAATTACTAAAAGACGGATTACAAACAGATGGATCACATCACAAACAATGGTATCTCAACGAGGTATTGAAACTAATAAACGCCGACATAGCTAAAGATGTTGAAATGCATTGGACGCATGATAAAGGAATCGCACCCTAAACCAACCAAAACAATGATAATACCAACAACAGAATCAACACTTAGAATGACGCTGATGCAGCTATCGGAAACCAAGCTAGAACTAACCGCCGTCACCGAGCAGCGGGACAGGCTGGCTGAGGCTTTGCGTATCATAGCGGATGGCACAAGCTGCCGCGAGTGTGGAGGCGAAGATCAGGCACTTCTAGCCCGTGAAGCACTCCAATCCATAACCCCGAACGCAGAACCATGCTAATTACAAAACAACAAACGAAACAAAAAGACCATGAATCTATACCACGTATCACAAAAACAAAATTACGACTACGACACATTCTCCGACTTTGTAACCTGCTCACCTGACGAAGAGACGGCAAGGACAACTAACCCGTCAAACGGAAATACGATGACCGATGAAAATTGGGCATATAAATACTCGTCGTGGTGCAACGGATCGGAGCACGTCACTGTCCGACTTATCGGGATGGCGGCTGAGTCCGTAGAACCAGGAATAATCTGTGCGTCTTTCCATGCTGGCTAACGCACTCATTGATCAACTTGAAACTGACGCAGCACCATAAGTTGCATCTTTTCATAAAAGCCCAAGTCACTTTTGAGTATTTTACTCACACAGTCTTCGCATATTCGACCAATAACATCAGCATGATACTCCCCCTCATGCGTGATGAACTTCACCACTCTAACAGGCTTCTCCTTGCAATGTTCGCACGTAGGTAGTTCTGTCATGGCTTGCTGTAAAGGTTGGTAGTTGCTCCGTTAAGCATCACCTTGCGCTTTACCAGTTCGCCTCTTGCCACCATTTCCTTTAAACGATACATTGTTCCAGAGTTGGATATTTGCACACCCTTGGCAATCAGTGCGTGATAAAACTCGCTTGATGTAAATTCATCATCTTTGCGCTTTGTCGTATCGGTTTGTTCTAACGCATAATCTAATGCGCTCATGACTTGTTTTCTGTTTCCTATTGTTTTCATTTTGCTGTGTAAACTCGTTGATGGATTAATGGCGTTTCGTTTTTATCTAGCCCTCGATGGTCGAAGATAATCGCGCTAGGCTGAGGGATCGCGTCAGGAACTACTTTATGCCCAAATCGCGTCAACCCCTGCCAAGCTCCGCAAATTGCGCTTGTTTGGTTGCCGTCTTGCCAGATGCCGTGGCGGTGCCTGTGAGCGCGAACCATGACCTTCGGCACGGGTTTCCCTGTCCTTGCGCGGGAGTGCGTTAAATTGCCTAGCATGATGCTGTGCGCTGATGCTTCTAGGTATGTTCGCGCCGTGGCTGAAATGTGGTGTGCGAAATTATAAAGCGTCCCATGAACTTCTAGGTCGAGATTATCCCATGCGTGTTGCCCTGTGGATTTATCTTTCGATGCCCCCAGCGCATGACCTAGCGCAATCTCAAAATTAGTTGTGTGGCACTCAGTCCCTTTTATTATGTGCAGATTTTTGCATCTCTTTGCCATATCGCCTAGGATATGTTTAACCGCTGCAAATTGATCTCCTACGTCTGGAGTCATGACCTGCAAAGTTCGATGGTGAATCCCGTCGATAGCGTCTCCGTTGATGACAATATCAAATTCATCATTTCCGATGATCTTTGTTGCCCATGTTTGCATATCAACCCAGCATAGCCATAGCCATTTCTGGAAATTGTTCTGCCCGATGTGGTTACCCTCGTTGGTGATAAAATCTTTAGGCCATAAGCCAACTGTCGATCCCACATGGAGGTCGCTGATATTCAATATTAGCTTACTTGTTGTCTTCATAATTAAATTTATCGCCGCTTTCTTTAATAGCGGGTTTTGTTATTAAATGTTGAAGCGAATCCTTGCCTTAACTGATGAAATGTTACGCTTTTTGCTGTAAACGCCGCCACCTTCTCTCGATCCATTCAAATCAGTATTTCCTTCCACCGTGAAAAATTCTCCCATTGTATTCGCAGTGCTGCTTGAAATTCCAATATGCGAAAATCTGAAAACAATTATATCTCCAGGTTGAATATCTTTTGTTTTAGGTGATATTAGCGTCGATGTAGTATTGTCCTGTTCTCTTGACCAGCGGATGAAATCCCATGCTCCCGCTGTAGTTGGACGTTTAAATGTTTTTGTTTCTTTGATGCCACACTTTGTCATTGCCTCTTTGCACACCCAGCAGACAAACGCCGCACACCACGGCCATGCTTCTTTCGGATTCAAATTAGTTGCTGACTTGTATAAATCAACCCGATCTCCTCGATTGCTATTCCGTGGAGATTCTCTTACGCCGATTTCGTCAATCGCTCTCGTAACAATCGCTGCTTGTAGTGGTTTCATTTAGCGTTTTCCACTTCAATGATTTGAGCCGCAATAATTGCTGCCGTTTTTGGATCGGCTCTGTAAATTCGTGTGCCATCTGGCGATACCGAAAGTGTGCAGCTTGTGTAACCAAATACTAAAAAGATTGCAATTAGTAGTTTCATAGTTTTTGAATTATTACATTTTGTTTCCCGTAACACATCCATCCAAATAATCGAACGCCTAGGAAAACAAGTGTTTTCCGTGGTGTCTTATTTGCCGCCATACTAGCGCGTAGAAGCCTGTCTGCGTTGAGTCTTGATACGACGTGGCTCTGATATAGGAAATCGTGTAGGAGCGCATCTGTGAGGTTCTGCGCGGTGTCAGGGTAATTCGTCATGCCGTCGAAACTGTAGCCGCTGCGAATTGTTAAAATGCCATTTTTAACGCAACCAAGATATTTGTCGTGAGTCGAATAAATGTTGCAATTAGGAATCTCTAAATCCACAATTTCCCACGATACGGAATTGGTAGTAGTATAAGCCCACTGCTCATCAAAGTCAGTATAGAAAGTTGGTCGATTTAAGATTGTGACTTTCATTTGCTGTCCTCTGCTTTTTTTAATGCCGTCTCATGTAGCTGCTTGATGTAGTCATCCTTTTTCTCCAGCTTTTCAAACAAATGTTTTACCGTGCGGGTAAGGACGAAGATACATGCGATGGCTAATCCCCAACCTGTTAATGCACTAGCATACTTAGCCACACCTAGATCATCGGGAATCTCAGTTGACAACAAAAAGCTAAATCCACTACTGCAAAACAAAGTAATTGTTTTTGAAATACCAATGGAAAATTCTGTGAGTAGGTCAAATTTCATTTACTTTTTCATACGCATATTGTTTAATTCTGATCATGCCCACCAAATATTTGGCACATCATCGGAGATTGGTCTTGGAACTAAAACTTCATTGCCATCCTCATCATCCACTGTGAAGTCAGAAGCCCAGTAAACAAACTGTTCACCACCTTCTGGAATTGGAATGCCAACTAAGTCGCGGAACAGAACCCACCACTGACCATCACCGTTATGCTCTCCAATAACACAAAGGGCGTGTTCGTGTGAAGCAAGAGAGGTTTGCACTCCATTTTCATTGGCAATTGAGAATCCATTGGCAATACTGAACTGTTCAGCAATAGCTTTCGATGGGAATCTTAAAATGTAATCGGTCACAATGAGATGATTGATTTGTATTTTTTAACAGATGTTGGAAGAACGTATGTGCCTCCAGGCGTTACAGAAACAGTTGATGTAGTATTGTCACCATAAGTAATCAGAATTGAAGATACATTGCTTGGAATTGTCAAAGTGCATACATCCGCACTTCTAGTTGCTGCGGCTCCAGTGGTTAAAATTAACGAGGTCGTATAACTTCCTAGTTCGATCTGAGATCCCCAAAAAGAACCACTTTCGGATATGCTTCCTGCATATGTCGTTGCTGGCAAATTAGCCGCTGTGGTTAGCCCTAAAAATATCCGTGCTGAAGCTACAGTTCCATACGCTGAAGTCGCCTTGCAGCAAGCCCTTTTGAAGCTATTTGCGGCGGCCTCAACAGTCAACCCGCTCACTCCAGCAGCCCCTAATCCAGTGTTAGTCGAGAGGTTAAATGTTGCATTTCGCAGCGTGCCAAACTCATAATTTACAAAAAGATTCCGCGATCCTAATGATCTGCCATAAAATGATATGGCATAATCGACGGATGGATCAACTTGCAACACGCTCGGCAAAAATACTTGATGCAGCCCGATCCCTGTGGTCTCGGTAAATGTTGGTGCCGTGGTAGCGCCGTCAGGTGCCACGATGTTACTGCTGACCTTGGTGCCGTTGGTCAATACATTCCACGCTGCATCGCTGATATTGTGATTCGTAACGAGATTTGTACGTTGCGGTTCAATCAATAACCCATCTGATTCAAAACGTGCATTATTTATTGATGCAGACTGGATTAAGCCATTGCTGCCTACAAATGTGCCGACTGATGCGCGGGTAAATGTAGGAGTCGCACCTCTACGTGCTGTCAATGATTGATCAGTGGCAAACTGAAGGTTTAAGGCAGGGCCAAGAACCTTGCCAGCACTAAGCATATTTCCAAGTGAGTAGTTCATTAGTATCGCATCTGCATATTCGCGTTGGTAAATATCCTATTAGCAACCATTTGTAAAGTATGTTGTTCGTCGATTCTGATCATTTCTTCCTGAAGCAGCATATCTGCCTCTTGATCTGCCAACGCCGCTTTCTCCTGCTGTCCCTCTGCGCGAAGGTAGTCAGCATAAGTTCCATGTGCCATGTATTGATACCACTCTGCGGGGATTGCTGTGGATTCACCTGATCCATCACCGTAAGTATCAGATAATTGCTTCTTGTAAGTAACAAATGCTTCCGTAGGACTGCTATTGCCAGCTACCAATGTCGCTCCATCTGCCGTCACCATAATGTCATACTCCTGAACAGAAGTAGTCAAATACGGAGCTTGCACATGAATACGCAAGTAGGTGTCAATAGGGTCTTTTCCAGACTCCGTATATGGGACTACATTACTTGTTACTACTCGCTCTTCTCCAATTTTAAGGAAGCGAGGCCAGTAATTAGTTGAGCGAAATGCCCTCAATGCTCGACGGTTGATTAAAGCCTTAATCCTGCCAAGCTCTAGAGTTGCGAAGATAACCCCGCTTAACGATTGAATCAAAGAAAGTAGTTCAGCGTAGGTTCTCGTTTGCATTAAATATTACCTGCTTTTAGGTGTGATTGTGATTTGAAAAAGTCTCGAACAAAGGTGCGGTCATCCCAGCACTCGTTGCCATATTTGTTTGCGAGTAGTAAATACTCACGTTGCGGAATAGAACCAACAGGCTTACCTGCAATGGACTTCACTTCGCGCATCTTTCTTGCTTCTTCAGCAGCTTCGATCTCCCTGCGCTTCTCCATGCTCTCGATGAACTTGCGTCCAGAGCATAATTCACGGACAAGTGCTGCGTTGATTTCTTCGTTAATTAGCATAAAGAAAGAAAGGAGAGGGAGATTTTACCTCCCTCCCCAGCATGGATTAAGGCGTGATTGCGAACGGATCAAGGATAGTCAGACCAATAACAATCTCACCAGCGGTGATGCCTGAAACAGTCCCGCCAAGAGTGGCGATAATGTTTACAGGTGAGGTTGTGTTGTTGACATAACCAGGCTCTGTATCGACTAGCGATCCTGTGTTATAAGCTGTTGCAACAAGAGCATCAAGGTCAGTTGATGCAATAAGTCCAGCGGCAGTCCCAGTTACTCCAACCGTAATGGTTAGATCCGATCCAGGGCTAACTGCGGTGATCACGGTTACAGCCGCATTGGTGACAATACCACCGCGAGGAACTACACCGATAATTTTCGCTGATGTACCAGCGGCAACAAGGTCAGTGGCATTCATGCGGAAATAGTGGGTGAAACCACGCGATTCGTTATTTGATAATTGAGGCATATTATTATTTCTTTCTAGTTAGTTAGGATTAGTAGGCGATTTTTCCGTGTGCTTGTGGATGTTTAACGCACAGGGTTCCTGCAACGTCAACGAATCCACGCTCTCCACCACCTTGGTTCTCCAGGCGAGTGGCACCCATAGGAATCAAGGTGTTGAAACCAAGATACTTAGGATTAAGAACATAGCCAACATTGGTTGAACCAGTAGGCATACAGCTTGGGTTACCATTGACAATCTTCACAAGACCGAAATCGGAGTCATATAGGTTCACCGACAAGGTGATCTGCTTGCTAGTAGCGTCTTGGTTGACATGGTAGGTAACACCAGCGGCAGAAGGTTGCGCACGTGTGAAGTTGCTGATAAGCTGACGAAGTGCTACGTTGGCAACAAGTGTCAAGCTGTTCATCTCACCGTTCTTAGCAAAGATCGAACCGATCATTGTGTTGAACGAAGACTCTGTAAGGGTTGTTGAAATAATCGAACCAGAAGGAGTGCGATAAGCAGAAGGAACTGGATTAGTTGCTTGTGCAGTAGCTAGAATCCACTTGCCAAGACCACGCATACCGTAAGGAGTGCCAGCACCGTTTTCAACCGTCATCTCGTTGTCGGAGGCGATGGTTGCTTCGATGTCACGTTTGATCTCACGCATTGACTTCGCTTCTGCTTGTGCCACGTTAGCAGGGCCAACACTGGTTACAGCTTGCTGAAGGTTAGACACGATATAATCGCGGCGCATGAGTTGGATGTAGTTACCAAGGCGAGCGCGATCTGCGAACTTGTCGCTGAACGAGGTCACATCGGAACCTTCGCTGATGCCAGTGGTGGCAGGAGCAGCTAGGGAGTCAACAGTCCACTCAGAATAAGTGGCAGATGCTTTACCCTTGCCGCAAAGCGAGAGGATAGGAGTTTCTTCTGGTGCTAGGATAGCAAGCTCGTTAGAGAGATCCTCACGGTTGGAAACAGCGGAACCCTGACCTGTTTTAGCGGCTGGGGCTGATGGTTGATAAGTATTTGAGATAGGCATAATATTAGTTGGTTAAATTTACTTGTATTTGGCGATTCTTGCAGCAACCCATTCTTCAGGACTCCCACTCTTTTCAAAGCGTGTGTAAGCATCTGCACCCTTGACCTTAGAGGATGTCGAGGATTTAGCAGCACCCGCACCAAATGGGGACGGAGATGGACTGATTTTCAGTTTTGTTCCCACCGCAGGTTGCTTCTTCATTCTCGTTCCTCCGTTGATGGAGTTTGACGCATGAGCCATGATATATTCGATTTGATAGCCAATTTCAGGAACTTGTTTCCGTAGCTTTTCGATAAGCGGGTCAGACATTAAATCCTTGAATTGTTTCCCGACAACTGTGGTTTCATCCCTGATGTCTGGAACTTCTTCTTCTGCCGCAGCGATGTATTGCACCTTTAACTGATCTAATTGCGCGATCTGCTGGAGATGCGCTTGTTGAGCAGGAAGGTATTTTGTCAACGCCTCGCGGGAGTTTCGGTTAGCTTTCTTAATCTGCTGCTTGGTGAACTCGCGGTCTCCAACTAGGATTATGTCCTCAGAACGATAATCTTCGTATTCCTCCAGTAGTTCATCCGTTGATTCAAGGGTTCTCTCAAGTTCTTGGTATTTCGCTTTCAAGTCAGCTAGTGACTCAATCTCACGAAATGGATTCTGTTCTTGCGGGACTTCCTTGATTGCAGGTTGAGATTGAATCTTCTCCTCCAGGGCTTTCTTCTGAGCGGTTAGCTCACCAATCCGTTGCAGGAGTCGGCTTTTACCCTTTTTGGCTAAAGATTGAATCTGCTCCGTGGTCAACGACAGTAGATCAATTTCACTTTCCTCTTCCTCTTCTTCGGATTCCTCCTCGGTTTCGGTCTCTTCGGGATCGGCAGGAATCTCTTCCACTTCACCTTCAGGTTCCAATTCTTCAGATTGCTCCTCTGATTCGGGTTCTGGATTACTTTGTCTTGCCGTTCTCTGAGCTACAAGCTCTTCAAATGACATATTGGACACTGATTCAATAGCTTCAGCGGTAGCTTCTGGATTACTCATAATTGGAACGCCATTTACGCTCGGCGGTGCGATTCGCAGGGACATTAACGCAAAAATGATGCATTTGTCAATAGTCGTGTTAACAAGGGGGTAGTTACGCAAATTAAGTGACTTTTCAGTTCTAGAAAAAAAGTGAAAATAATTCTTGCCAAGTTATGTTTCTTGATTTATTGTCATCTCGTTCGTGCGCTACAACCGCTAAACAAAAACTTTCCTTGCTGTATATTCATAGCAAATGAAGACCGTTCAGAGGTTGTAGCCTGAACGGTCTTTTCATTTGTAGTTGGATGAACAGGTCACATATTAAATTATGAGTCATGCGAAAAAAAGTGTGATAGTAATTAGACTGCTTTTTAGGGGTTCTCGCCTGACGACAATTGAAGCGAGAGTAATGCACGAAACGCTCATTTGTTAAGCCGTAATTCCCACGGATAGGATGAGAGCCGTATCAACGGTTTGTTCAAGGTTGACGACTCAGTTATGAGGTAGTAAATCTGGCAAGGTTAGCTGTAATTGGCGAACTTTGTCTTGATTGTCCGATCTAGTTGTAGGTAGAATAAGAGTTATAGATATATGATAAAATACAGTAATTTATCTTGCACAAGTTGAAATTAGATAATATTATTCTCGCGCAACCAAACACAAATAAATATGAACGATTTAAGACCACAAAAAACAGGATGGAAGAAACTTAGAAACATGACTAAGGAGGAACTTCTTTGTGAGGTAAGACGCTTAGATGAGGTTCTTGAAATAACAGCAAGAAGGCTTGATTCTTTAATTTTACTATTGGAAGATTCTCGTGATAACACTGAAAAATGGATGAACAGATTCCGATCAGCTTATCATGTTCTCCTAAAAAAAGAAAACTCGTAGAGTATTTTACTACCCTACGAGTCCCTTTGAACACAAACAAGCTGAAAACAAAACAGCAAAGAAGTAATAGTGGAATGCTGATGAATGTCAAGCCTCTTTTTTCAAAAGAATGAGAAGTTCGTCTAATGTTGAGATACTGCCTACGATCTTCATTACCTCGTTTGCCTCTACACACTGGCGTAGGTCTCCGAAGAAACGCTCACGCTCGTCATATAGGAACTGGATAATGGCCTTAAACTCATCTCGATCAGAGAGGGCTTCGACTGCTTGCGATATGCTTGGTTTAGGTATTGGTGTCATTTTAGTCTTCCTTTCGGTTTGTTGGTTGATGTTCTTGGAAATCCTCGATTCTTGCTGACTGAGACAGATGCAATGTTACAGGCACGGTTATCCTTTGGATTATTATTCTTGTGATGAACATCCTTGCCGTCTCCTTTACATGCCATACCAGACTTCACTGCTTTTGCTCGTGCAGCATTGCGACCTGCACGACGAGATACCTGCTTAGGCTTGCCGTGATATTCCTGATACTCTTTTTTATAGTCTCTCATTATTTCATAGGCTTGCGCTTAGATTGCTTCTTAGGCATACGACCCATCTTGATCTCAATCTCGACATAGCCTTTACCTTTTTTCCCATTCTTTCCATTGCCATATTCTTTTTCTTCATGACCACAACTGCTTGATTTACTTTTTTTCATAGATTATTTCATTGATTTACTCCCACTGCAACGCCATTTGCGGCGAGAAGACGTTTCTTCCTGTAGTAATCGCTTTTGCTGCTTGCCCCAGCCAAAACCCAAGATTCGTTCTTGTATTGGTAAGGAAGCAATGTGACATCCTTGTCGCCAGATTTTTCTGCCTTAATGATTTTTGATGTTTGTAGTATTCCGTGACTGCGCCCAAGGTCTTTTCTTTTAAACCACTTAGACACAATAGCTCTTTTAACACCAAATCTGTCACCTGCCAGTTTAAGGCTATTAAATGACTCGACCTTACCACAAGCATAATAAAATATATATTTATTTCTTACTTGAGATTCGGACATCTTTTTTTTATGTTCGTTTGAAAACTTTAACCCAGCCATTGGAGCATTTGCACTCTTACAAAAGTTAACGCAGTTTTCATTTGAAATATTCTCATCCAAATATCCTTGCTCTTTATCAAGAATAAAACTTGGTTCACAATATTTAACCACCTCGAATGTTAGTGAAGACTCTCCATATTTGTCAAATACACGCTGAAGCCTTTTGTTTCTGTGACACTTAGCCCTAAGCTTACTAAGATGATTTTTGATCCTAGACTTTAAATTGATACTGCTCCCATAATAAAAATGGTTATTAGCAATACAGGTGATTCTGTAAATTCCAGAATTTCTTATTTCCTGCTGATTTTGCCCGAGCATTTCCATTTTTTTCGACTTAAATTGTTGGCAGTATTAG